GGGAACAGTCGCATAATGTAGGCGTCTTCATCTAAATCGACTTCTTTCCAGTCAATCTGCTCAATGCCTTTTCGATTCGGCACCTTAATTTTTAGTGAGCCATATTCTTCCGCAATCTCTCGGGCCAGGTTAATCATCTGACGAGAGGCTTCCATGAACATGTTTTCGTAGTCTTGCGCCTTCAGAATAAAGCGCTCCGTTTCAAGATCGTTATAAGTCCTTAAGGCTTTCCCGCTATCTAGACCCGAAGGTTTCAGAGCTTGAGCCGACAGCTGCGAGATACCAGCGATTTCATAAGCTCTCGCATAAAGCCGATCAAGTTGCGAGTATAGATCTGGCGGGATAGCCTGAAGGAAGTCATAGACTGGCTTTGTACCAGAAAATTCTACAATGCCTCCGATATCGTTATTCAAATGTGAATAAACAACCTTCGCTCCCTTTTCAACGAATAGTTTGGGAACTGTCAGACGCAGAATCTGTTGAATAGTTCTGAGGATTCGATTGATCTCAACTTGAATGCCAGTCAGTTCTTGAGCCAACGATTGACCACGCGCACCGAATAAAGGTTTAGACCATTGGAATTTAACAAAAGGGAAATAGTCATACTTCCACTCTTCATCAACCAAAACCCCATTAGGAATTACGATTGAATGTTTACCCAGTCGTCCCTTGGCTGCGAGTTTCCATGCTTCAATGACTTGAATTTGATCAGCCAACGCTTGAGAAGTTCCATACTTAATTTCGGCATCAGGAGCGTTCAAAATTAGGTTTTTGTGCTTAGGGAACATGTCGATGAGTACATCTCGTTGATAGTATTTGAGCTGATAAAGAGAAGAATACTTTCCGTAATAAGCCTCGATGTCGTCAAAGAAGAGTTCTTGATTAAAAACCCGTTCGATTTTGATATCTTTTTCTTCTCGATAGATCTTGGCAAAACCTCCGGTGTTAAAGATGCAGCCATCTCGAAAGACGAGAGGCAGAACTTCATAGATCTTTGTAAGATAAAATAAACCGTCGTTATAAGCGGTTAACTGTTCGGCTAAATGCTGCTGAGCCCAATCTCCACCCGAAGTCAAAAACATGGGTCGAGGTCGGTTTTTGCCGATCTTATTCATGATCGTATCAACGCAAGACTTGATGACATTCAAGGTTAGTGCGTTTCGCTCATAGGCATTTGCACTTGCCGGTGCATAATCCATGGCGGAAAGGCCGAAGATATCAGCGTTTCCATAGAGCTTCATGTGTTTCACATTATCCTCGGTAACGTAATTTTGCTGCTTCTGTAGGAAGTTAACAATGCTGCTTACTGCGAAGGGCAAATCATTTTTAGATTTATCCCACCAGTAAGTATCAATTTTTCGTGCCATTTAAACCCTCACTTTGCCGACCAATAGAGATCGTCTTCATCAACGTTTTGTTTCAGATCAAGAGCGGGCGAAAGTAGGTTTTCAAAAGCTTTTTGTTCTTTGCGATTGAGCCAAGACTGCGGCGACAGTTCGGCCTCGAAATCTCCAACCTTGATTTTGACGAGCTTATTTTTTCTCGCAAACATCAGAAGTTTTTTAAACTCTGCTAAGGTCAAAATCCCTCCAACTCTTCTCGCTCACGGCGAGCTTGAATCATTCTTTCAGCTTCTTTTTCAAACTGATCGAGAATGTACTCTTCCGAGTGTGGATTCATTTTGGCGGGTTTTGATTCAAAACTCCAATGTTTTGATTCATTATAGGCATATAACATTGCATCAAGCAGATCGACGGGAAGTCGGTCATCTTCTAAACCCTTTTCGTTTTTGGTCACGGTCTCGAGCTGTTCGATTAGATCTTTGCAATGAGCCAGGACACAAAGATTGCCATCAATAAAGTCTCCATTGATAAAAGAAATCCGCGTGGCCTTGTCCACCTTTTGCGCTGCCTTGATCGGGAGGCCATGTCTGCGTCTTAACTCCTCAGCGATTGATTTTCCCAGACCTCCGGTGTCGGCGACTACTGAAAGTATTTTAAAGCGCTCAATGAGCTGTTTCGTCTTTTCGGCAATCTCGGACGGAATCATCTCTGAATGGGCTTCGGCATGGATGACGTACATCTGCCTTGAAGCTTCTGAGTAAGACAGAATCGTAAACCCAGTGGCATCATTATAGCCAAGGTCTATGCCTAAAATGTTATTCCAGGCCATGCCCGAGGGGCGTTCAGAGACAAGGTTCTTGTGACGATCAAATTTAAAGAGCAGTGCGTCAAGATCCAGTACCCACTCACCAAGCCACTCCCGACGAAAGGTCGGGTTTTCACGACTCCATCCACGACGCTGCAAAATCTCTTCCATAAAGACTTTGGCGTTCGGTATGTGCGGATTATCAAGAACGGACCAGTTGTAGCGCTGAAAGCCCCTTTCGTTCGTTGTGATGTCGTAAAAAAAACCCGAGGGACGCACACCGGGAGTTCCGTAGATATCAAGCTCCCCATTAAAATCGACCAAAGTCGGAACCAAGATAGAGTCGATCAAATCTCCCAAGTGTTCTTTAAAGTCTTGGCCTTCATCAATGACGCAGCGCTTGGACTTAATCCCTCTCAGTCTTGCGGCAAAGTTCTTCTGATCCGCACCCACAAGAAAGATCTCTGACTTGTTAGGAAACTGAATCGTTAGACTTGATTCGCTGTGAGTACAGGGGATTTTAAATTTTTCAATAAGGTCTGTAAGTGTAGGCCACAAGATTCGACGAGCTGATTCCCGAGTCAAAGCCAGATAGGGATTTTGAGACAATGGGGTTTCAGCAGCTTCTAAAAGCCTTACAGCCGCCAAAAACGATTTGCCAGACCGCCGAGTATTGAGAGCCGTTTTAAATCTGTGCTGATCTCGATGAAAGATTTTTTGCTTATCGAACAGCAGATCAACGGGGGTCAGTTGTTTAACAATGAATCGACGCTTGGCTTCGGCTATCAGATCTTCATGAGACAGCGGTTTCAACGGTCACCTTTGCGGGGCGTCCTCGTTTACGCACGATTGTGGCGTCTGTTTCACGTGAAACATCAGTGGTCTCATCGTCAAAGAACTTCATGTAAGAAATGTTGGCCAGGTTGACCCACACTTCGGCGCCTTGGGTTTTTACTAACACACCTTCGGGCTTGTCGCAATACTCAAGCTCAAGACCATAGGGGTAGAGATGAGTCACGCCAGCAGCGAAATGAAATCGCTCAGATCCTGCAAAATAAACGGAAAGCGAAGTTTTGATCTCTTTAATTTTCATACAATGATTCTCCTCTTGGGTTGATTGGCGAAAGCTTTCGTAATGACGGGAACCGTGTCTTTATCAAGCGCCATGATCTTATCGAACCACATGGTCGCGGTTTCCCGCTCATTGTGACAAAAAACCTTGAACATGATTGTGTTATTGTCGGTGTTCACATCGACTTCAAAGATTTCCACAGGTTGTGAACAGACATGACAATGTGGCGTTGGAATGCTTCCAAAGCGATCAAAGAACCTATTCAGCATTCGTTGCTTGCCTTGTTGTGCTAGTTCCATCGTTCAATCCTCATCAAAAGTAAGGGGTTATAGGTGATCTTGCGCTTGCTGTAGAGCCTTGAAAGATCATCTGTGTAGTGAGTGACGGTAAAGTCTTTTTCCAGCCCAACGGTTTCACTCAAAAGCTTATTGGCGATCCCCATATTCTGCATAATCTTTTTGACGAAGATCCAATGCACGATGCCTGGCTCATAGACAATGTATCCAAAGATCTGGTGAGGCATGTCCGCATAGGCCGCGACTTTGCACTCAGCGGTTTGAAGAAGCCTTTCAACAACGGGTCTGTAGTTTACAAACCAGGTATGGTCATTCGCTATGTGCGGATCTCTGAAATGAACCGCACGCTTTAACCAACTGTCGAGGATAAAGGCTAAGTCTGAGGGATCTGCATCTCTAATGAGAATGCCGCTCACTCAGCTTTGTCTTCTTTCTCTTTCGAAATCTCGAGATATTGAGCATCAAGCGCGTGAAGTTTCTCTTCAATCTCTTCACAAGCCTTCGACTCTCTGACGATACGGAATTTGCGGTCTCCGTACTCAGCAATAAGTTTCATGTATTCGGTTTGAAGTTCTTGGATTTTTTCCTGCATATCGAGAGGCTACGAGTCTTTAAGTATTTCTCGCAATCGTTTTTTGAGTTCAGCGTCAGTTAGATTGCGAACTTCAGCGCTTGTTTTAATTTCAACTGGGGCGCCTGCTTTGCCTGAAACCTCAAGATCAGTCTTTTCTCGCCATCCCAACATGTTCTTGGTCATCCACACAAAGGCGGTGGCGTTGAATCCTTCAACCTTACCCGCTGCTGCGGCGCGTCCTAACTTCTCCCAAAACAGAGCTTGAAGTCTCCTTGCTTCTTTTTTGGCCGCGGCAAACTCGGGGTGCTTTTTTTCCCACTCCCTCAAAGTATCGTCGTTGACGCGTATAAGGCCCGCAAATGAGTCATACGAGAGGCCCTCTTTCATGTGTTCAATAAGTTGATCACAATATTCGGGTCTATATTTTGAGGGTCTTCCGCCTGGCATGATTAAGCCTTAATTGATCGCATAGAAGCTAGATCCGCAAATTTCACAGGACCGTTTTTCAGCTTTCCTTCTGCATCTTCTATCAGGTAGGCCGTCTTTCCTGAGAACTTTTCCCATCTTCGTATAATAACGTCACAATAGTTGGCGTCGATTTCGGAACCAAAGCATTTGCGATTTGTCTTCTCGCAGGCGATGAGAGTGGAGCCGGACCCCGCAAAAGGCTCAAAAACTGTGCCATTGTGATTTTTAAGAAGGCAATCAATAAGCTCTATGGGCTTTTGAGAGACGTGCTGTTTCTCATCAATTTTATTCGACACCTCAATGATGTTCGAGTCAGAGATTGTATTCATACTCGATTTTCCACGGTAGACGTAGACTATTGCCTCATATCCCTTCATGTACCATTTGTGTTTGATTAAATTGCCTTTTTTCCAAATTAAAAGGTTATGATGCTTCCATCCGTCTTTTGCCAGCTCATTGGAAAGTGCGCACAAGTTTCGATCATTGACCATGATGAGAGCTTCCGAATCATTTTTTACAGCGGTTTTTAAAATAGGAATCCAAACCTTAAAGTCTGGGGTTTCAAAAAGTGTTTCGTTTTTATCATCTGTAAAAACTTTGTCAGTCCAGTTTCTTAAAAAAGGCTTTGTCGCCCCACCACCGGCCATTTTGTAAGGTGGATCCGTAAACACAATATCGGCCTTTTGACCGTCCATAAGGCGATCGACGTCTTCTTTTTTTGTGGCATCTCCACAAAGCAGTCGATGATTTCCTAGGATAAAAAGATCGCCCAGCTTGATGTCGGTCTCTTTGACTTCAGGAACTTCATCGGCATCTTTGTCTGCGTACTTGTCGGCAGCATCGATGGTAAAATCTTTAATACCAAGCAAATCAATATCGAAGTCTGGGCCGATGTCTGGGATGTCGAGATTGATAGCGGCAAGATCGAGTTCAGCCCAAGAGGCGATAGCGTTGTCACTTTGAAGGTCGGCGTATTCTTGATCTTCGCTTTCGTACTCTTGAAAGACGACGGGGACTTGATTCCACTTTTTAAGGAAAGCGGCTGCGATTCGACCATGGCCCGAAGTCACAAATCCAGAAAGTTTAGAAACTTTAATCGGGTATCGCCAACCCTGATATTCGAGGATTTTAGCGAGCCGCTCGATCTGATCTTTCGGATGTTTGTTTCGATTTTTTGGGTGATATTTGAGCGTCTTTGGGTCGACGAGTTCGTCGTAAAGACAGTGAATTTTTGGCCCATCAGCATTGGGCTTTATCTTCCGCATAAACGCAGTTTAAGCGCATTTGATGGAATCTCCAAGGGTTTTGATAGGTTAGGGGGGGTCTTTACAGTACCTAGGTACTCATGTACATTGTTTATATAAGGAGTCACTATGATACGAAAAAACCGTTTTATGAACAATACAGTAAATTTAATTTTAAAATTTATTGGCAACGATCAATCCAATTTTTTCGACGAGGTTTATTGTGCCGTCGATCAAATTGAGCAGATGAGATCCATTGAGGAGTTTAGCGAGCTGAAGTGGGAGGCCGTACTGCCGCACATTGATCAGATATTGGAGTTTTATGACATGAATTTTAGCGAGGAAGAGATTTATGACATGAGTTTTGGCGAGGACGGGTATGAAACAGTCACCTTTTACAAGTTCAAAAAACTTTTTGAAAAAACTC